TTCCTTAGTTTGATTTAAAAAAATAATTTATATCAAACATATAATGGCTGAACAAGTTATCCCCGAAGAATTCCAAAAGGTGATAAAAGATTTTGTAAGAGATATCCGTGTAACCTTTCCAGAATATGAGTCGTTTGTTCAAAAATGGTGGAAAGGCCCCGAATATTTTGCAAGCATCGAAAATGAGGCAGAGCGAGAGGCGCTTATTCAAAAGACGGAGCAAAACAATATGAAATTTATATTCAAATTCTGTTCTAAGCGTTATCCTCCCCGATTCTTTGATATTCTCTATCAAAATGCTGATATTTTCTCCGAAGAGTCAGAAACGGAAACTGAGTTTCTTCCCTATATTCATTTTAAAAACTTATGGCAGTGTGAAATTAGCGATAAGACTAGGGAAACTATTTGGAAATATTTGCAACTAATTCTATTTTCAATTGTTGGGACTTTGGATAATAAAGATGCATTTGGAGATACGTCAAAATTATTTGAGGCCATCAATGAGGATGAATTTAAAACAAAACTAGAAGAGACTCTCAATGGCATGCAAGATATTTTCAAAGAGCATTCGACCGGAGAAGACGTTCCACCTCACGAAACCTTTCAAGGAATGCCAAATGCAGACGAGCTTCACGGACGAATCTCTGGAATGATGAATGGAAAACTAGGGCAGCTTGCAAAGGAAATTGCGGAGGAAACGGCTGCTGATTTGAATATGGACATGGAAGGCGCGACAAATGTGCAGGATGTTTTTCAGAAACTTTTTAAGAACCCGGGAAAATTGATGGGCTTGGTCAAAAATGTTGGTTCTAAATTAGAGTCAAAAATGAAGTCGGGTGATATTAAAGAAAGTGAATTGATTGCAGAGGCGAGCGAAATCATAAGCAAGATGAAAAATATGCCTGGCATGGGAAATATGCAGGAAATGCTTAGTAAGATGGGGCTTGGCAGCTTGCCAAAAGGAGCCAAGCTTGATTTGAATGCTATGGAGGAGAAATTAAAACAAACTATGAAAACTGCAAAAATGAAAGAGCGTATGAGACAAAAAGTTGACGAGAAAAGAGCAAATCAACAAAGCGCGACTCCATTACCTAGTGCGCCGGCAATGTCAGAAGCTGATTTGATGACATTTTTAGAAGAGCACGATAAAAAAGTTGCAAGTTTAAATAAAACTGGCGATAAGAAAAAGAAAAAGAAAGGAAAGAAATAAAATTAGTAATTTCTGTTTTCGTGCTTTCCGTATTGAAGATAATGTGAAATTAACTCTTGATAGTTAAAATGAGTCAAGTCAGGATTATGGTATTTATATATATCTATATTGAAATGTTCTGGTAACATATAGTTATCTGAAGGTAGTCGGTGATCATAATTTCCTCCTCCAGCTAGGTGGTTTGTATATATATTGCACATATTTGGTTCAGCAAGACAACACCAAAATTCAGGATCTAAATAATCGTCTCCTATTGTATTTGGCAATCTTTTAATATAAGCAGAATTTGCCCACCAAAAATTTCCCAAAAAGTGTAAATGGTCGTTCCAAATCATTCCATTTGCGCCATACAAGTCATAAATTTCTAATGCTTTTACGGCTAATCTCCATCGATAAGAGTTCCAGTAAAGAAGCATGTTGATCCAGTCAACCACATTTGGTTCATTATGTGTTTCAAAATGTTTGATCCCCTTAGAATGGAAATACCAATAAGAGGTGTTGCACGGATCACTATTTGCATGATCTCTCATGTGTAATAAAGTTGGTCTCTCATATTGAGACGAATGTTTAATAAAAATTATTTTAATTTTAGGGTCATCGAATCTATTGTTTAAAGCAAGACTTTCGTTGTCACTAACTATTCCACAACGAATCTCTCTCGTTGCTTCATATAGACCATTACTTTTCAATGAATTTATAATCATATCAAAAGAACGTTCCCAATTATTCTTTTGACATATATGTAAATAACCAACTATATTTTTTTCTTCCTCTGACATGTAGTATAAAAGGAGATTATAAATATAAAACAACTTATATAGAAGAAATACTTAAATTTTTATGAATTTAGAATTTTTTATGTTTGTATAAAAGACTAATTAAAAATTAACTAATCTTTAATATAATATATATGATGAGCATTCAATTTTGGACAAACGATCCTACTATTTTATTAAATAAAGAGTATATTTTTGAATTGTGGCCTACTCCAAATATGAAGTACACGCAAAAATTAAACGCAATTACCAGGTTAATAATTTTACTAACAATTTTAGGTTTTGCTGTTACAATGTCTCTAAAATTTTTATTGGTTGGATTCATAACTATTGCTCTTATTTTCGGCATGTATAAAATGCAAAAACCTAAAGCAGAGGGATTTGATAATAATCTTTTAAACAGCCACTACGGGCCACATGCTGGAGAAAATCCTTCTGGAGAAATTAATCCTTCAAATTTAGACGTTTTTATTAAAAATGATTTTCAAGAGGGAAATAGAAAAAATCCCTTTAGTAACGTTTTATTAACAGAAATAGCAGATAATCCGGATAGAAAAGCAGCTCCTCCATCATTTACTCCTGAAATAGACGAAAAAATTGTAAAATCAACAAAAAAAATGGTGCAAAATTTGAACCCGGGAATAAAAAATGCAGAGAAACAGCTTTTTGGAGATCTTTACAACAATTTTGAGCTGGATCAATCAAACAGAGTTTTTTATTCAACGGCAAATACAAAGGTAGCAAATGACCAAGGAGCATTTGCTCAGTTTTTGTATGGATACATGCCCAGTTCTAAAGAATCAAATGCCGACGGAGCATTGGCCAGAGTACAAGATTCATACAGATACACGCTTTATTAAAGATGCTTTTAGAAAAAGTATCGCAAAACAAATAAAAAATACTTTAAAAAAAAGTATTTTTTTTTTAAAGTGTATATATATAAAATGGCTTACGTTTCTGGATATACATTTGATAATATTTCTAGAATTGGCAATGATTCTTGCTGTGTAGATCAAAATACAATTCAAAATGTTCAAAGCTGCAACTACAATTTGCAAAATTATTTTGCAAATGATTGTTCTATGAAAAATCCTATTGATTTAGCAACTATGCAACCTGGTATAAATTACAAAGGAGGATTTAATTCTGGGGCGGGCGGATGCAATATCGATGATAGTTCAAATTTATTGATTGGAACAATTCAAACTCATCCAAGATGCAAAATTGACTTATTTCAGCGTCCATTTGCGACTGTTCCTTATTTAGGGCGTGGCTCTGTAGATCCTATTATGGAAGCGCAAATGCAACAGGGAGAAACAATAACAAATAAAAGAAGTATTACGCAACTAAGTGAAAAGTGTTACTTGAAGTACCATAGTACCCCCCTTTTATCGGATGTCAAAGATAGAATGACAAACCCTGCTTATTGTGTAGAAGGTGTTGCAGCGCAAGGTTGGATTCGTGGAGGAATTCCCTCTAGAGAACTAACTCGCGATAAGGACTATTTTGGAAATCACACAGATTCGCAATATGTTTAAGTGAAGTAAGATATAAAATAGTGATATATTATATGTACAACACAAAATTTATTTGCACATATAAATCATATTCAGATCCCTACTTAAGCGACACATTTTATCGTAAGAATTTATTGGAAATTTTCAATATCGAAGACTTGAATTTTGAAAAGCACGAGTCTGAGATTTGCGATGAGATGGTTGTTATTTTTGAAAAAATAAAAAGTCATCGAGAATTTGCAAAATGCATGGATAAAACCAGTCTTATATTTTCTATAGAGGAAAAACTTATTGCTTTTATGATTTTGATGTCTTATGATTTTTTTTACTTAACTCATCCATGTGTATCAGAATTTCTTGATGAAGGAACTATTTCGGATGATAAAATAAAAGCATTGATGACTGCGATAGCATAATATTGAATTATTTCTTATAAATTTTAATAAAAATATATAATAGAATGGCATCGACGCGCAATAAAAATACCCCTGGAAACTATTGCTTGCAACAACTCGAATACTCAGAAGGTAGACAATATACAATCTATAAAAACTCGGCTTGCGGAGAAGCATGTGATACAAAACTTCCGGGAACGGGACTTTTACCTGGACAAATACCATGGAATAAATTATCGCATAACTCTGCGGATATTGAGTCTTTTTTATTTGGAATTAACTCAACAAATTTAGTAAATCCTCAGCCTTGTTTAACGCCCGAACTAAAAAACTTATCGTCTGCAAACATATTTGAAAAAGATGCTACATATATTCCCGAGCCTCTTGTTGTAGAAAAAAGACAAAGACCCTTCCCGGTAGGATAAACGATAAAATATTTATATTGCCTTTTATAAAAATATAAATGCAATACGATTTATTTTGCCCAATATTAGTGCTTTCTTCCCTTATTTATATTACAAACTTTATATCAACCCTTTATAAGAAATATTATTTATATTGTATTTTATTTTTTTGTTTAACAATAACCTCTGTGATTGTTCATTCCAATACTAATATTTATACAACACTAATAGATAAAATTTTCGTTTTATCTATTGTTTTATGTGGTGGACACATATTATATAACAAGCTACCAACAGATAATACAATTCAAGTTTTATTAATTGTAATAACATTTTTGTTATGTATATATCTATACTATTACGGCTATTTTTCGAACAATTATTGCTATCATCCAGATAAATGTATAGGAGACAAGTATCACGGGCTTCTCCATCTTGTATCTTCTTTCGGTCATCATTTAATAACTTTTTTATAGAGAATAATAAAAGGTTAAATATGCAGAAGTCGGGTTTGAATCCGTTTTCAATATTAGTTTGGCTCGACCTTTTTTAAAGGTCGAATATAAATGAAAACATTTTTTATGGCGAAATAATTTATATTTTAAATTTTGCTTTTTATTACTTGTATTTACACTTTATTGAATAAATTACTGATTTCATTGTTTGAATCCATTTTCAATATTAGTTTGGCTCGACCTTTTTTAAAGGTCGAATATAAATACGTTTTATTCTAATATAAAAATAATACATTTTATATTAGAAACTACAATATGAGCTTAAATATTCATTGTGCAATTAGAGAGAAATTGGAGTATTTTCATAAAATACACAAGATCCCAAATATTATTTTCCACGGCCCTTCCGGAAGTGGAAAAAGAACAATTGTGCACGATTTTATTAAAAATATTTATAATTTTGATAAGGATAAAATTAAAAATTTTGTTATGCACGTTAATTGTGCACACGGAAAAGGTATAAAATTTATACGGGATGAACTAAAATTTTTTGCAAAAACACACATTAATTCGAATGGTGGAGATATTTTTAAAAGTATTATTCTACTTAATGCAGATAAACTTACGATGGATGCTCAATCTGCTCTAAGACGTTGCATTGAGCTATTCAGCCACACAACGCGTTTCTTTATTATTGTTGAAGATAAATACAAATTATTAAAGCCTATTCTTTCACGTTTTTGTGAAATTTACGTTCCAGAGCCAATTTATAATGGAAATACAATTAATTTGTACAAACATAATCTTAGAGAAACTTTTAAGCTAGATGATGTTAAATACAATCGTATCGAATGGTTGAAAAAAGAGCTTTCCAAATCAATGGTAAAAAATATAACACATTTTAAATTGATGCAAATTTGCACGAAACTTTATGAAAAAAGCTATTCTGGTTTAGATATAATTCATTTATTAGAAAATCATGATAACTTTCCAAATTTAGATCATAAAAAAAGATATGAACTATTGATCACTTTCAATAAAGTCAGAAAAGAATTTAGAAATGAAAAACTTCTCATGATGTTTATTTTTAATTTTTTGTATTTGAGTTTAGATATCTCTTTAGAAAATATTTCGTTTATGTAAAATGGATGATTTTAACGTTGGTTCCTTACATGAATCAAAGAATGAATGGGGTGCGAGATTACTTACTATAATGACGCCGCTTATTATTGAAGGTTTGAAATCTATTTTTGAAGAAGCGCACAAGTTGTGCAGAGAAAACAATGAATTAGATAAATATTTGATGACTTTTCAAAATTTTATTTCAAGAATTCCAAAATGGAATCCAAATATTATTGAAAACGAGAGAAAACGTATTTGTGATAGAAGTGGGTGCGGATATTTAGAAGATCTAATAACATGCGTTCATATTATTCAGTTAAAATTGTTGACTGCTATGAGGTCGGGAAATAAACAGAAAAAGATAGATATAAATATTCCAAAACTAGACGATTTTATTCATAAAGCTTATATTCATGTTGCGCGAAAAATATACAAAAATGTATATCTTTTTGAAATGGATATTCCTCCACTTCAGTCGCAAAAAAATAATAGGGAGTTGGAAATTATTGTCCAAGAATGTATTTTAAACGCAGTTCGAGAAAGTATACCCGTAGAAAATATTTTGCGAGCATATATGGACGAAAGTGTAGAAGAAGATATAGTTGAAGAAGTTAAAGAGCAATTTATTGAAACGGCAAAAGAGAAGGAAGAAAATGAAATTAATAAACAGGTTGATGAGCTTATTGTAAAACAGGAGAATGCTAGGTTGAGTTTTAATGATGTAGATATGATAAAAGATTCAAATGATAATGTCTCTTCAGTTTCAGCTTCCAAAGATCCTGATGTTTTAGAACAAATTAGCACTATACGAAATGAACAAAGAAAATTAGAATCAAATGATGATGATGAATCGGAAGAAAAATTAAAAATTTCTGATCAAAACGTATCTTTAGGAGCAATCGACATACATGTAATAGAACCGCCAAGTGTAGAACTTTTACCCGATCTATTAATAGACGATATTGAAGTACTGATTTAAATCATTTGTGTAAAATAGTTTTTCGATTTCTTTATAGCAGATGCGTAAAATAATAAATAACAATATTCTTTATTATTTTAAATGAATAATATTTTTATTTTTGCCGGACTAATATCTTTCATGTTTTTTATATGCAAGTTTATTGAAATGAGATTCATAGAAAAAGAGAGTAAGCCCTTGAAATTATTAGTAAGAGATACTTTGTTGGTTTATTTTAGCGTGTTGATTGGAAATTTTGTGGTTGAGCAGTTAAAACCCGCAATTCAAGACGGAGGTTCTAGCGCCCCGTCTGTATTCACAGGAAATCCTGACTTTTAACATTAATATAAATATATTTATTTCTTATATTAATTATTATCTACCCGTCCAAACTTTTACAACTGGTTTTGGTGCGCATTTTTTATCTTCAATAAAATTTGAATACTGGTCAAAAGAATATCCCCAAACAGAATAAGTCATTATATTTCCTAACAAAGATGGCGCTTTGTACAAGTTTCTTTGACTTAAGAAAAATAGTACACCCAGAATTCTCTCAAAACAACTTCTGTCGCTACGACATTTTACGACATTCAAAAGATTAAATAGTGCGTACTTGTTCTGAATATAGGAAAGAAATTCGTAATTTATATAACTTTGTCCTCCAAAACATCCAAACCACATATCTTTTTGAAGCCCCAAAGGTTTGATGTCACTATCATTTAGTTTTTTAATTACATCATAACTATTACGCAATACACTTGCAAGTTTTACTGTATTATCAATATTTTCTTTATCTGAGTTGAAATGCCACAACGGAAGTGCTCCATTTTTTATTCTATCAAAGTTAATTCTCTTGTGAAAAAAAACACTATCATGGATAATTACAGCATTAGAAAAAAAACGGAATTTATGATAATAATAATAAGGAAGCAACTCACCTCTTCCGGGAAATTCGGATTTAATAATTTCAACATTATTGTATTCTCTATCGGCTATAACAAGCTCCTGATTACTATTATCGTCAATAACTATGATTTTTTTAAGAGGATAGAACTTTCGTATGCATCTTATGCATCTATTCCAGTATCTATTTGTGGATTGTGAATTTACATGTCTTGTAATAATAAAACCAAAATTATTAACATTAACATTCATTTATAATAGAAGTATATTTTTTAAAAAGTTAAACAACAACTTTTTAAAAGACCATTTCTCTAAATATTAAACGTAACTAGGGTAATCATCAATATTCATTATTTTTGAATTATTAGGAATTTTGTTTTTTAAAATTGTGAATGCATTGAATTCTTTTCGTTCTAGTTGAGCTTGTGGTGCGTGATTATGAACGAATCTCGAAATCATTTTATATAGTTTGAAGTCTGGATATCTATCCGAACCATCATTCTTGTACAATAGATTTACTCCTTTGTCGTCTAGGCACCACTCTACAATTAATTTTGTAACACTATCACACTCATCTAAATTTTTAATAGATTCTATATCTTCTACCATGTAATCAAAAATTGAACAAGCTAACCTGCAAATATCAAAACTATAATTCGGTTCAAGTCTAGGCTTTTTCTCGTTAAAATATGGTTCTGTATTATATTGAGTTGCAGCATCACCTCCGGTTTGAAAGCTATCACTACAAAATAGTTTTCCGTCGAACTTATAAATACTTCTACCAAAGTCAATAATCTTAAAAATTCTACCAAATGTAGGAACGCGGTAATATTTCTTTTTATAACAATAATAAACAAACTCCAAATTTGTCTTATTATACATTACATTATTTGTGTGCAAATCATTGTGTGTAAATGAGAAGACTTTTTGATATGTAATTAAAATCATTATAACCTGCATCAATGCCGAATACCATTCTACTTCACTTAACTCTTCATTTAGTATCAAATCATCAAATGTGGTCTCGCACCTTTCCATGGAAATTATCTGCACGGGAAATTTAGGGATGACAACATTAATTTTTTCTTCGCTTCCACTATTTTCTGATTCACAATCTGAACCTGAATCTGATCCGGAATCCGAAGTAGCGTATTTGTCATCATCAAAACTTTCGGATCCGTTTTCTTTTGTTTTGCCAGAACAATGTTCTTCGTTCTCTGTATGCGAGCTTCTAGAAGAACACGTTGATCCTGATTTCAAGGTAGTTGTTATATTTGTTTGTATTTCTAAATTATTTATGTCTACAATGTCCAGAGATCTTTCTTTTAAATTATCAAGTGAAATAACTTCGTTAGAAAAAACTTCTTCGTACATGGAATCATTTATTGAACTAACAGATAGATTTGAGATACTTGTATTAAATTTATCAATTTTAATGACAGGAAGTTTCTCTTTTTTATCTTCTTCATCATCAAAAAGAAAATCGTATTCATCTACGTGAAACAAAACATTTTTATTTTTATTGAAATATTCAGATTTATTTAGATAATCGAGGTCATCAAATACATTTATTGTAAAATTATTTTTAATACTCAAGAAAGACCCATAAAAATCAACGCCGTGAATAAATCCATGTTCATGGATGAGCTTGCTATTCAAAAAAGAAAAAAAACTATCTACGTATGAAGAATTATTGTGGTCAACAAATTTACTATTAAATTCTTCTGTATTTGATGTCATAAAAGGTAGTCTATACAATTTCTCGTCTTCAGGGTTGTATTTTCCTATTAAGTATTTGAAAGGATCTATCAATGGTGCAAGTTTGAAAAAAACTTCCTTATTTTTAACCTTGAGTGTGCTTTGATTTGTGATAGAGCAATTATATACATTTTTATTTTCAGAAATATTTTCTCTTATATTTGTCAGATACCATTCATTATTTAAATTTACGCTGTTAAAATTTGTTTCATTCAGTGAAAAAAAACGATTATAAATAGGAATATAATTTTGTGTGTTTGCAAAGTCGTAACATTCTAAAGTTTTGAAAAGGTCGGGGTTTTTTCTTTTTTGATAATTTATGGTTACCATTTATTATTAGCTACTAAATATATAAATTATACTCGTTTTTAACTTATTTATAATTTAGAGGTTTGATGCGTAAAACAGAAATTTATATTCTTCTAAATAATAATAGTGAGAATGACTCTAGAGTTAAAAAAATTTGACATGAAAACTATTAGTTTCAGACCAAATGAGTCTAAAGGTCCCGTTGTAGTTTTAATTGGTCGACGTGATACCGGAAAGAGTTTTTTAGTAAGAGATCTATTATATTATCACCAGGATATTCCAATTGGTACTGTCATATCGGGCACTGAAGAAGGAAACGGATTTTATGGAAAGTTGGTTCCAAAATTATTTATTCATAATGAGTATAATACAGCAATTATAGAAAATATATTGAAACGTCAAAGATCTGTTTTGAAACAAATTAAAAAAGAAATGGAAACATTTAAAAAAAGCACGATAGATCCAAGAACATTTGTTATTTTAGATGATTGTTTGTACGATAATACGTGGTCAAAAGATAAACTAATGAGGCTTCTTTTTATGAATGGAAGACATTGGAAGGTAATGTTAATCATTACTATGCAATATCCGCTTGGTATTCCTCCAACTTTGAGAACAAACGTTGATTATGTTTTTATTTTGAGAGAACCTTATATTGCAAATAGAAAACGTATATTTGATAATTATGCTGGAATGTTTCCAACTTTTGAGTCATTCTGTCAGGTAATGGATCAGTGTACGGAAAACTATGAATGTTTAGTCATAAATAATAACTCCAAATCAAATAAGTTGCAAGATCAAGTGTTTTGGTACAAAGCCGATGCTCATAACGACTTTAAATTGGGATCTAAAGAATTTTGGGAATTATCAAAGGATATGCAGTCTGATGATGAAGATGAAAAGTATGATCCAGGAAATGTAAAGAAAAGAGGTCAAGGAACAAAAATTAGTGTAAAGAAGACCAAGTGGTGAAATTTCACGTACAAAAACGGACGTGAAATTTTGATTAATTGGAACAACAAGTATAAGAAACACCTGCTAAAGGGGAACCGACACACCCTTCTCCAGTTTGATAACTACAAATATTATCAGTAAAGTAATAATTATTAGTTCCTAATTGATTTGCGCAATAGTTGCACATCCAAGCGCACCCAGTTCCTTGCGTAACAGAAAATGTAACGCAATTATTTCTGGAAGACCCAAGACAAAGATGATTTTGTGAGAAAACAAAAGTAGAAAACATACATAGAAATATTCCGGTAAAGAGATTCATGTAGTACATTACTTATTATGTAAATCTTTAAACTATTTCTTTTATAAAAATATATTTTTATATTTGCAGCATAAAAATATATTTTTATATTTGTAGCATAAAAACATTATTCAAAAATAAAAAAAATATTAATTATTAGTATAATGAATATATCATTAACAAAAATTGATAATAATATTACAAACTATAATATTATACATCTACACACAGGCTCTAGAAATAACAGATTGTATGCGACTTTATTCAACCTCGCCAAATGTCTATATAATGCTATAAAAAATTTTGATCATACTTCAATAAAGACAATTATAATTTTTGATAATTTAAAAAAAAATTTTTCAAATAAAAATCAGGGTTCACATTTCCGGGAAGAAATTTTTGATATTGACTACATGAATTCTTATTTTGCACGATATAATATTGTATTTTTTGCAATTCCTGAACCAAAAAGAAAATTGGATATTTTAAAGATCGAATATGGATTGAAAAGTAATAATATTGTAGATATTACAGATAAAATAAACAAATGTAGTTTATTGACAGATGATTATTTTTGTATTCCAGAAGATATAAATTTGAATAGTTTATGTGACGAAGACCCCGCGTTTGGTTATCAAAAAAAATTATATGTTCATTACAAAATAGATGGTGAATATTTTTTGTTTGCCGAAGATGAATATGATTCAAAAATTATAAATAAGGTAGAGTTAGACTTGACAAAACATATAGAATTTGTTTCCTCAAAGATAGAAATTTTGAAAGTAGAATATGGTATTTCTCCCGCCAATGTGATAGACGTTACAAGTGAAATCTCAAAATACTTTCAATTTAAAGATGAACATTTTTCTATTTCAAATAATATTAATTTTGCAACACTATGCGAAGATCCTATTCACGGAGTGCCGAAGAAGCTTTATATTGACTACAAAATTAATGATAAGAAATATAATATTTCTATAAATGAACATTCTCACAAACTTGCACATGAGTGTAAAATTTGTCTAGTACCCAAAGTTAAGAGTAAATCTCAAAAATTACAAATTTTGAAAGTTGAACTCGAAGATAAGTTAAAATATCTAATAGATATCACACCAGATATTGAAAAATATGCCACAATAACAGAAGATTTATTTTCTATAAGAGAAGATATAAGTTTTACCGAAATATTTCATATTGCAAAAGATGATTTCGATAATAAACTTTCTGTAAACTATCTTGTCAATAATAATGAATTCATTATATCAACTAATAATTTTAATATAGAGTTTGGAAAAAATATTGAAATAAAGTTAATAAATGAAGAAACAAATGAAATACAAAATCAATCTCTTAACAAAAATTTATTTCGTGAGATATTGAATAATATAAAGTTTGTGAGTTTCTACAACGACCTCGCGACAAACTATATTCAAGCATTTGCGAGTCCCGTTTACTATAATAAGATCAATGTAATTCATTTAATGATTGAAAGCGAATTATCTCCTTTTTGTGATTTAAATAAAATGACGTTAGAAACTTTTAAAGATGAACTCAATAAAAAATATTATTTTTTGTTAGATAAATACATTAAGCCTTCTCCGTATGAAATGAATATTATTTTGTCTTCAGAAGAAAGCCAAAAAGAATTTGCAGAATATTTAAAATTTAGATTGTTTAATTTTGTATTTATTGATAGAAACTCGCAAGATCCTGAAAATATTTCTGTCCTCGCTCTATTAGTAAGTAAAAGCTGCAATAATATTTTTATTGGTAACAATGATTTTTCTATGTTAAAAGATGTAACGAATAGCTATTCTGCATCAAATATAATTCCAGAAAAAACTATGAAAATATTAATTAATTTGAATAATATCAGAGAAAGAGAAGTTTTATCGTTTTAAGGTTAGTGCACGAAAAGAAAACTTTTTATTTTTGTGGTATTTTATTTTTTTTTGTGATTTTTTATTTATATAAATTGGTTTTAAAATATTTCCTATTTGTATATTCTTTTTTTCAATAAATCCTGAATTTATTTCTATAACGTAGAACGAAGGATGGTTTACATAAACAAGAGTCAAATCTAGAGGAGTTGTTTTTTTTACAAATCCTACAACCCTGAAGTTTTTGTCTAGAAAGATTACGTCCAGACTTATGTATGTATTTTTCATCCAAAATTTGTGAATTTTAGTATCTGACATACAAAATAATGCACCAGTGTCTAAAGGAAGTTTTTTTACAAACATTAAACCATTTTGTATATCATCTTTCTTCTTAAAAATTTTGTTAATTTTAATAGAAATGGCGTTATTTATCATTTATATTAAACTATATATAAAAATATTGCAGAAATAAATTATCTAGTCTTCCTTTTTTGTCGCAAATGGTCCACTTAGCAACTGGCTTTGCCCGTTATCCGTTTTTCCCATAACAATATTCTCTCCTTCAAATAACTCACTTCGAATATCAGCAGCAGAAATTACATCATTTTCGCCAAGAACCTTCTCTGTTGTATTCATATTTGCCACACTAATAAGATTTCCGTTATCATCAATAGTTTGAGTTAAACTGCTACCCGTCTTTTCGGCGTGTTTTATGTTTTCTTCTATAGCCTTCTTCTTGGTTTCTTTAACACGTTGTTCAAACGAGTTCTTTGCGTTAGCTTCGTTTTTATTTTTTTCGCTCATAAGTTGATTCAATTCTTCTTCCATATATTCTACACGACCCGTTTTATATGCTTCCGGATCCCAAGGCATCCACATTCCAACAGGTCCGACATAGACATCGTGGCTTGGGTCAATCTCTCGCAGCATTTTGCATCGTAGCTCTGCCTCTTCTAAAGAAGAATATGTTCCGCGAATTTTTAACCCTCTTGTGCAGGTTTGAAAGCTATACTTTATTCCAAAATTTTTCTCCAGTTCCTCTTCATTATTATCTAAAAATGTTTTGTATTCATCTTCAAAATTTGAGCTAATAATTGTTTCGCGCTCTTCTTTTACAAACTCTTGAAAATCTTTAGTAACATCATCAAATGTTAGCTTGTACTTGTATGAAACAAAATTTAAAAACTGCAAAAACTTTTCCATAGACTTGTTAAAATCCCACTTCTTTAGGAACTCTTCGAAAAAAAACATCTCTTTTTGTTTCAATAACTTCTCGGGTGATACAAAACTTACACAAACAAATTTTTGTCCTGCAATTGGTTTATCCTCCTCCAATAAATCAACATATTTAGGGTTGGAATTTCCGTTAGAATCCATTTTTCTCTCAAAACTGAAATCTTTAGACATGGCCATTTTAATATGTTTAGTTATTTAATTTTAAGTTTTTTTATCGCAATATATATTTTTTTCTTAGTAATATTTATAATGTTTAAGATGTTCGACCTCGAAGAACTTGTTAAGAGAATCATTAAGTACCTTGTCGAGGGTTTAATGGTTGCTATCGCTGCTTACGCTATTCCTAAACGTTCATTGAATCTTGAAGAAATCGCTCTTATTGCGTTAACCGCTGCTGCAACTTTTAGCATTCTTGATACGTACGTTCCTTCTATGGGTGTTAGTGCTCGTTCTGGCGCTGGTTTCGGCATTGGAGCTAATTTGGTTAAGTTTCCCGGAGGATTTTAAATAAAACACTAACATAATATATTAAATATTTGTTTATAATATATTATATGGATAAAGGTTTGGGCAACGAAGACAACCACGAAGAAAATCACGAAGACGATGAAGAAGAGTTAGACAATGTTTCAGGTTTAAATAATTCTGGTTCAGATGAATTGGAGTTATCAATGATATCAAAGGATCCTGAAGATGATCACGAGTTTCTAGAAGTAATAGAGGAATTGGACCCACCCGAAGACACTATATCTTCGCAAAATAGAACAGACAACGAGTCATTTCAGACAACAGACCACTTTCCATCAAGCAGTCTAAGTATTTCCGACATGTCTTCAATGCATTTGGATAATTCAAATAATAGAGCAAGAGGTGGTTCATTTGGTGGTGGAAAGAGAACAAGAAAGACAAGGAACCATAAAAAGACAAAAAAAAATAGAAAAACAAAAAAGGTAAAAAAAAACAAAGTAACAAAAAAATCTAAAAAAATAAAAGGAGGAAGATCGAGAAAACTTCGCTTTAAAAAAAATTACGCGGTGGATTTCTAGGAGATAATTTGACAGACATGGATACGTATGGAGAGACAAATCCATATTCAATAGATAGATCTTCAGATCCGAGATTTTAGAGAAATAAATTTGTAATAAAATATAAACATAATGTTATACTATGGATTGTGACAAATTAAAAGATTTATTTGCTTCATGTTTGAGAGAAGATAAATACAAATATTACACGGGAGAATTCTCTGTTTCTCCCGAAATAGTATCCGCAAACAAATTACAAGTTTTGCAAGAAACACATTATAGGCATATTTGCAATTCTAAAGAAATTAAAAGTCTTAAAGATTATTGCAGCTACAAAGTTGAAAAAATCACAAAATAAATTTTTATATTGTTGGTATAAATTCCCAATCTAATTCTTCACATATTTTTTTCCAAATAGTATCTTGATCGATTCGTTTCTCTCTGTCTTTCAGCATTGGAAAATGTGCAAGATATTGACTTTCTCCAAGCAACTCACAAAGTTTATATGCTGTATAATAGTAATTCAAAAAGTTAACTCTATCGTCTGGGCAAAATTTAGAATATGGCGCTTGCAACTCCATAAAAAGATTAAACAAGGTTTCTTCCAGCTCTGGTGACATGATCGGTGGCTTAATTCCCAATTTATCTTTTATAAAAGGAATATGCTCGTAATATTTATTATATCCTAACTTTTTCAAAATCTCTTTTGTTTTATGATTTGTAATTTGAGATAAATCAATTCTCTCCTTTTTGATCTGCTGTTTTATATTTTCTATCACTTCCACCGGTATTTGGGTGGTTTCTTTTCCTTGAAATTGCGCGATAATTTCTTTAAAATGATTGATCCTCTTATACGCATAGAAACATATTTCTTTCGGTGGTTCTTTATAGGATGGTTTTTCATTTTCAATCAAGTAAGGAATATTTCTAGAACAAATATTACAAATTAAAATTCCTTCATCTTCTAATGGTATAAGTTCTCCTTTAAAACAATACTGACATACATCTGTTTGACTAATGAAAGCATTTATATCCAAAAATGTATCATCAATATTACTCAAATACTTCTGCACAATGTTATTTGTCTTACTATCCGCCTTGTTTGTTTCTTCATTTTTTATTTTGAAAAAGTCATCTACCGCTTTATTTTTATATGTTGAAACTGAACCTTTAGAGATATTTTTTTTATTTTCAAAATAGTCAAAAATAAATTTAGCATTATCAAGAAAATATTCCTTTTTTTTAGACTTGGTCATTTTTATTGTTTCATCAATTTCATTTATTCTATCCTGAATATCCATTTTTTGTTCAATTGTTATATCATAAGAACTTTCAAGCTTTTCTCTCAAATTAAATTTTTCCAGTTTAAGATTAGGTATAACATCTTCTTCATCTTTAGCGAATTCATTCAAAAACTCGCGATGTTTTCCATCTAATGTTGTTGAATTTTTTTTGCTAATTTTGATTTTTTTTGCAGATTTCGGTTTAAATGATGGCATCACGTGTTTTAAAATATCTAACAATCATTTATTTAATTTATAATTTTATTAATTGTTAATTTAGAGTTCTAGTGTCGCACTAGTTTAAAAATAAACGAACTTTTCTTTATTTTATTTAATGAATATAGAAATAAATTTAGAGGATAATACTTTGTCAATCGATAAAATTAAATTCAAAAAAATGATATTCATCTACAATGCTTTAGAAGAAGGATGGACAATTAAAAAAAATCAAGACTCATTTATATTTACTAAAAACCATGAAGGTAAGAAAGAAGTGTTCTTAGAATCTTATTTGGTCGGGTTTATGCAATCAAATTTTGATTTGAATAAATTGCTCAGTTAAGTTCAAATTAATTGTTTTAATTAATTTGAAACGCAAATTTTTTTTTCTTTAGCAATAGTATAAAATGGGAGGTGGTCTTATGCAACTCGTCGCTTACGGCGCTCAAGATGTTTATCTTACAGGCAATCCTCAAATTACTTTCTGGAAAGTGACTTACCGCAGATACACAAACTTTGCTATTGAATCTATCGAGCAAACTTTCAACGGCCAAGCTGATTTCGGTCGTCGTGTGCAATGTGTGATCTCCAGAAACGGAGATCTTGCTTACCGCACATACCTTCAAGTCACCCTTCCCGAGATCAACCAGCTCATGGGTGTTGGCGCCTACGTTGCCGGTCAAGGCAGCGGCGTCTACGCTCGTTGGTTAGATTTCCCCGGCGAGCAGATTATCGCTCAAGTTGAAGTTGAAATTGGTGGCCAGCGCATTGATCGCCAATATGGTGACTGGATGCACATCTGGAACCAGCTCACCATGACCTCCGAGCAACAGCGCGGCTACTTCAAGATGATTGGTAACACCACCCAGCTTACCTTCATCACCGACCCCTCTTTCTCTGACGTTGATGGTCCTTGCGACTCCCTTGCTCCCCGCCAGGTTTGCGCTCCCCGTAATGCTCTTCCTGAGACTACCCTTTACGTGCCTCTTCAATTCTGGTTCTGCACCAACCCTGGTCTTGCCCTTCCCCTTATTGCTCTCCAATACCACGAGGTCAAGATCAACCTCGACATTCGCCCCATCGACGAGTGCTTGTGGGCGGTCACCACCCTTTCCTGCAACTCTGGCCCTCCTATCAATGCGGCAAACCAATATGCCGCTGGCCGCCCTGTCCCCGCCACTATTGCGTACAATCAGTCCATCGTAGCTGCTTCCCTCTACGTCGACTACGTGTTCCTTGATACTGATGAGCGTCGTCGTATGGCACAGAACCCCCACGAGTACCTCATTACCCAACTCCAGTTCACTGGCGATGAGTCCGTTGGTTCTTCCAGTAACAAGATCAAGCTCAACTTCAACCACCCCGTAAAAGAGCTTATCTGGGTTGTCCAGCCCGATCAGAACGTAGACTACTGCTCATCTCTTACCTGCGACGCCACCCTTTTCAAAGTTCTTGGCGCCCAGCCCTTCAACTACACCGATGCTGTCGATGCTCTTCCCAACGCCATTCACGCTTTCGGTGGACCCCACGAGGTTGCTGCTAACTCTAACGCCTACATTGACGCTCGTGGTCTTTTCCAGGATGCTGGCGCTCTTGATGCTTACATCCCTGCCAACTTCTCCGGCTACTGGAACGGCCCCAGTAACCCCTACCTCGAGGCCAACCTCGGCGGTCCCGAGGTTTTCACCTGGAATAACACCAACGCGACCAACCCCAACGCTCCTTACGCTATCCGTCAACCCCCTAAATATGGAAACGTTATCCCAGGCCAACCTACTCCTACCGATTTCCCTAACCACAACGCTGGTTCCACAGTTTCTGATGCTGGCACCTTCGTCCTTACTGAGACCTCCCTCGACCTTCACTGCTGGGGCCAGAACCCCGTCGTCACTGCTAAGCTCCAGCTTAACGGCCAAGATCGCTTCTCTGAGCGTGAAGGATCTTACTTCTCTTGGGTCCAGCCTTACCAGGCCCACACACGCAACCCCGATGAGGGCATCAACGTCTACTCTTTCGCCCTTCGCCCTGAGGAGCACCAGCCTTCCGGTACCTGCAACTTCTCCCGTATTGATAACGCTACCCTCCAGCTTGTTCTCAGTAACGCCACAGTTGAGGGAACCAAGACTGCCAAGGTACGCGTCTATGCCACCAACTACAACGTTCTCCGCATCATGAGTGGTATGGGTGGTCTCGCGTATAGCAATTAGTAATTTTATCACGATATATCGTGTCATTATATTTCTTAGTATTATTAAAATAAATTTTAATAAAATAATTTTAATAATATAATAATTTAATTATAGTATTAAATAAACTAGAATTAAATCAATTCGCCGATTCCTTTTTCAAAATCAACTGCAATTTTCCAGCCCATATTTTTTACCTTTTCATTACTAATGTAATACCTCTTATCATTAAATGGCCTATCTGCAATGTAAGTTATCCATTTATCATAGTCATCAGTGTTCTTGATTAATTTTATTAGTTTTTGTGCAATTTCTAAAACGCTGTATTCATAATGATCGTCACTACCGATATTGTAGATTTCGCCAAGTTCTCCTTTTTCAAGAATGCATTCAAGTGCACTACAAACATCAAGAACATGTAAGAAAGCTCTGACATTAGAGCCGTTTCCTTGAATAGTAACAGGCTTATCTTCTTTCAAAAGTTGAATAAAGCGTGGAATAAGTTTTTCAGGATACTGATTGGGCCCATATACATTATTTCCACGAGTTATGATAATAGGCATCTTGAAAGAAAAATAATAAGATTTTGCAATCAATTCTGCGGCAGCTTTTGTAGCAGCATAAGGATTCGTTGGACATAAAATAGAACTTTCATTCTTTTTCTCTTCGGTATCAACGATCATAGACTCACCATATACTTCATCTGTAGATATGTGAATAAACTTTTCGACCTTTCCATATCTTCTAGCGGTTTCTAAAAGGGTATGCGTTCCAAGAACATTATCATTTGTATACTGGAGCGAATCTTCAAAAGAGTTTTGAACATGAGACTGAGCGGCAAAATGAATAATGGTGTCAATTTTGTAATTTGAAAGAATATGTGTTAATAAATCAAAAGAACATAAATTTCCTTTTACTAAATGATATCTTTCTGATGTTCTAATTTCTTCTTTAATATTAAATTCATTTGCGCAATAGTACATCGCATCTAGATTTACAATATTAATATCTGTATTCTTCTCAAAGTAGTAATTTACAAAATTAGATCCGATAAATCCGCAACCGCCGGTAACTAAAACATTCTTCATTATAAAATACATAACTACTTTATAATAAAAAATTAAACTTATACGACATCTAGAGCAAATTCCTTATTTTCGCGCATTTTTATCAAAATACTTCTTACAGAATCTTTAATAGATTTAACATTAGGATATTTTTCACTCAACTTACTCGTGTCTAAATAATTGTTTGATCTCTTCGATAGAAGAATTTTATCCTGTTCATCCATAGTAAAATTACTCCATTTAAAATCATTTTCAACAATTTCCTTATACATCTCTAAAATTTCATTATGTGATATTAGTCCAGGATTTGTTAAATTTATAGTCCCTGTTTCTTTTTTTATAGCCATATCGATCATAATGGGTAATAGTTCGTTCAAAACTGACATTGAGTTTGGAATAGAACAAACCCTTTGATAAGTTGATATTTTTGTTATGAAATTTCTTTCGTGAAATTCATCAGTAATGGGCATTCGAATTCTAACATTGAGAGAAGAATCGTCAAATTTCTGCATAAGCTGATCCGTAAAACCTTTTACAATAGAATAAGACGAACCAAAAAAGTTTGGTGCCGATTTTTCAGTAAATCCATTTATTTCTTCCCCGTATGGATGTTCATGATCAAAATCAAAGATACATCCGGTACCTAAATATGTGAAATGAATACCTTCATTTTTGCAAAGAATGGCAAGAGAGACCGGAGAAAATAAGTTATCGCGAACATTCTCAAACAGCTTTCCAGGTTTTTCAAGATAATCGATTGTCGTAATTTTATCATCATTATAAATACCATGTGTTCGTCCAATAAAACTCATAATATGCGTTACTTCGCGTTCTTGTTCTCTATACTTAGCTAGTTCATTTTTGATAGAATCTGTATCATTTGCCCTAGAAGTAGCGCAAAAAATGCATAAATTCATTTCTTCTAAAAGTTTGACAACTTTATTTCCAATCCAACCATTTGCACCAAAAAGAAGTATTCGTGGTTCAGACATATTTATATTACATGATTATTTTTAATATTTTATTTACACTATTATAATATATTTTTATTTTCATAATAATGTACATTTAAGCAACATGTTAATTAGTAATAACTTAAAAATAAAAATACATATATATTATATACATGAACAGGATAACTACATTTTTACTACTTTTAGTTTTCAGCAATCAAACCATATTGGGATTTTC